AGGGCTGATGGTATTCTAATTGCTCATTGCTCGGATTAAAGCAAGCAATCTTTACTCCATCTTTTGGTTTAGAGGGCAACGCCCCAAACAAAGAAGAGTCGGCATATTCTATTACTTCATTAAATCTCTTAAAGCCTTGATCGGTAAGGACTTCGGTCTCTTCGTCATAACATTCAAAAGTGCTACGCCACGCTTCCAAATCGGCGTGCGTAGGCTTATAGTCGGCACTACCAATCTTCACGATCGTCAAAGGATTAATTAAATTAGAAGCTTGAGCGAATTTGCTTTCTCTTAATTGGTCGAATAAAGATAATTGTCTAAACACCGCTACCGGCAATCCGGTCCCTCTCACCTCATAAGGAGAAATCCTGCGAGCAATGTGCGATACATGGAAATTATCTAGAGGAATATTATCTCCTCGCTTGACGCAATCGATAATATATTGATTTAATTGTTTTCTTTGTTCTACGTCTCTGGTTTTATTTGAGAAAACAATTCTTCTTAAGTTTTCATCGGGGCGCAAAGAAATTACCGGCTCATCTGCTGCTACGGTACGATTAACAATGACATAATCGGGATTTTGAATTAACAGACGACTCCATTTGCCTTTACTTTTGTCATAATCGGCATAAACAAAAGATTCTCCTAGCAGCCAGAATTCTTGAGCAATTTGAACTGCTATATTCATCAAATCCAATTCTTCAATCATATCATTAAAGAATTTTTCTACTTCTTTGTTATAGCATTTGATATTTAATTTACTAATTGGGTAGGTGCTGTGAAGCGAGATGGCGTTTTGAACAAAAGGATTTAGTGCAAAGAAGCTACGGCACCAAGCATTGATGGTGGCACGGTCTCTGGGGAGAGAAAGATTGCTGTTGAGCCAAAGAGGCGAATATACCTCTGGCGTTTGCTTGACGGTATCTCCTGATCCAGAGGTGTTAAGAGAGTTGTAGGAAGAAACCATCTGAGCTTGTTTCTTAATCCCAACAGAGGCGGTGACCAAGCCATTGGCGGTCATCCCATTATCTCTAACGGTTGGACCTGTTCCATCTTTGAATAATCCTTTTTCTACCTCACCAGCTAGCTTGTCCTTGCGAAATTGAGAGACGCTGTTCGCCATCAGGGCGCTAACTTGAGGGGCTTCGGATTTATTTTCTAAATATTTCTCTGACTTAGACTTTTCGCTCATAATTTAATCCTTCTGAGTATAGTAATATATCTAAATATTTAGAGAAAAAAATAAATATAATTAGAATCTTCTGCTAACGTGACCGCCAACAACTAATGGCTTTTGTGCTCCGGTATTATTTTGATTGGCAAAAGGATTGTTACTGGTTAGTCCATTGGTAATAACGAACTTGTAAGCAATGTAAGCGTTGAGGAGGGCGGCAAATCCATCATTGGGACCTGATTTAACATAGTGAATTGTAGGGTCTCCTCCCCGAGAAATAGAGGGTTTAATTTCATTGTTGCTGCAATGCTGAGTCAACCAGGCAATCTTTTCATAGTCCCCCAAAGGAAATCTAATTTTCCCGCCTCGCAATTGCTCGATTAATTCTGCATAATAAAAGTTCTTTTGAAAAATAATTTCTTTGGGGAAAATTTCTTTATTATATTTAATATGCCCATTAACGGTATTGTGAGCCCGAGACACTAAATACCGATCGCCATAAGCGGTATGCAGTTTTTCGGAAAATTCTTGAGAGAAGCCAATATCCCCAATAGCCAACTTTACGCTGTACTGACGCATCAACTGATCGATAAGTGCCCTTTTAGATTCTTCATCATTTCTTTTAAATTTAGTACAAAATTCAATAGACAGTAATTGCGGACCCTTGGTAACTAAAATAACTGCAGTGCTAAAAGATTGACCCTGAGTAGATTTAGTGTTATCTGCTAATTGTTCTAAATCAGATTTTAAACCATAATCTATTCCAAGAGTAACTAAAAGATCCTCTTCTACGGCAATAGAGGCTCTCATTTTTCTTTCTACATCGCCACAAAGATCTCTAATTTCTTCCGGAGTAATTGGACTAGAGTCTCCTTGATAAAACTCTCCTAATACTTCGTTTCGATAGGAGCGCTCTGTGGCGATCGGATGAGTGCCGGGTTTTTCAGATAAGATTTTTTCTTTGGTAAAATCAGGCATGTAAAGCTGATTAATATGAAAGCCTACAATAGAATATTCATCTGGCTTTCTAGAAGCCACCCATTTACCTCTTTCTGCGGCGGGTCGCTTATCCTGTTCGTGCCCGCAATGAGCGCATTTAACAATAAATCCATATAGCCAAATTTTTTCCCATTCATCGCTTTCGGGAGTGTAGAGTGGGAAATGTTGTTTGCATTTTTCGCAGCCAAGATAAAAATATTGCTGGGATGATGCTATCCACATTTTATAATAATCAGAACCTTTTCTTTTAGGAGTTCCGAAATACACTTGCACGCCATCGCCGACTCTGCCGTATTTAGACGCATTGAGCATTTTAGTAGCGTTGCTAATAGCGGCTCCACTGATATCTTGGCAATTATGAGCAACTAATCCGTGTTCCCCTATTACAAAATTATGGTTATGGTCAACCTCTATATCGTATACAATTTCTTCTTCAGTGGTCTCACTGATATTAAAAATTGGTAAAAATTTATTATTAGATCTAATTAAATCTCCGTTAGAAATATTTTCTAATTTTTTCCAACCTTCTTGTGTTAAAAATCTGTGATTGCCTGTGCACTTGATTATTTCATTATTACATTGAAATTCGAATAATTTTCTTTTATCTCTTTTCCAAGCATTGGTTATTTCTTTATATTCAAAAATTTCTTTTTCTTCATTAAAAGTTAATACTTTTGGCAATGTTTCATTATTAGAATACATATCATACAATTTTCCAATTGTAACTTTACCATTCTCTGTTTGTATGTTTTGACTGTATGGAAAACATTCATCAAAGAAGATGACGTCCGCAGTATTATGGGTTGGTATAAAAGATCTTGTAATTAAAAATAAATGAGATGGGCTATCTACAGTGATACATCTCATTGGGATTGAATCTATAGGCTCTATGCTTTTTATAAATCTGTGAGTGATTTTTGTAATGAATTTATTGTTATTTTTGATATTTTTAATTTTTCTTTTCATTCTAAATACAGGTAATTTTGTTACAAAATTTATACAATAAGCATCTTTATATTGTATCCCGTATCTCCATCTTTCTTTTTTACAAATATGAGCTTTAATTCCTAAACTTAAAATTAACTCATAAACTTGATAAGCTAAGTCTTTTCTAACTTGACCAAACTCTATTCTTCCATCTTTGGAACAACTGCCATCAGTATCCAGTAGTCCTTGTAATAAAGCGAGTCTTTGTTCCGCTGAAGCGCGCATATATATTTCAGGAATATGTTTATTATAAAAATCACCTTTTCCACTATGAGTTTTTTTAATTACTCCTAATTTAGTTAAAGCTGTAGTTAAGCCGATTACCCTGTAGGAACATGATTTTGAGGGGGTAGAGTTAAAACTTCCTATGTGATTTATTGACGATGGAATGATCTTATGTTCATAATTTTGTAAAATTTCAGGATCGGCAGACTCTATTCTTCCATACTTATCACCATCACCAAGCCATAATCCAAATAAATAAGGATCAATTGGTAATTCTTTTTTATCATAATTTAACGGCAAACAATTTGGTATTGAGTGGTTGTTTTCGTCAGAGGTTGACACTTTTAAAGTTTTAAATATTTCTTTTGTGTTTTTTATTTTTGGTTCCGGCTTTTTGCTAGATTTTCCTTCTAAAAATTTTCTATAAATTTTACGATCTCGCTTCGTATACGTTAACCAGAGATGGTCTGCACAAGCTTCCACAATTGTACCATCATCAAATGTTATTTTATATGATTCTGGGGATAAATTTATTGGATGCATTTTTGTAACATTACAAATATTTCCAGATTCATCAAATAATTGGTCTCCCTCTTTTAAATATTTTAATTTAATAAATCCAGTAGGAGTGGGCAATTCAGTTTCTAAAGATAATTGCCTACCACGCAACCTGTCTGCGTTTAATCCCGTAGATTCAATCCAAATATGATTGCCTCCGGTAAATTGCTTGAAGTGAAGTGAATTATTGGTTTCGCTAGTGTTATCTAGCAAAGACTGCATAAAAGATTTGTGCTTACCTTTTTTTTCTACTGAGTCTGGAGAAATAGAATCCACAATCATTGGATTTAATTTAGTTTTACTATAGGCGGCAGCATGCTCTAGCTGAGGGAAGGCGTGAATAACTCGAATAGGTGGATTACTACTAGATCCAAAAAGACCGGAGCCCATGAAAAACATTTCAAGGGCGGAAGCCATGGTCGTCCCTCCAACTTGGCGAGATTTAACCAAAATCATTGGCTTAGCGTCTCTTTCTAAAGCTTTAATTCCGGCATATCTATAAATATCTACGAATGGTCTATAACCATTTCCATTTAATCGAAATGGTTTACCATCTAACATTAAATGTTTTTCTATAAACGCTACCGGATCTAATTTTAACAGAGAATTTTTTATTTCTAAAAATAAATCTTTATCTTGATTCATGTATAAAGATATATATCACACTTTAACAGGCATTAATCCATGCCACGCATCTGTATTTGACGGATCAATATCTTCTTTGGTAGAATGAAAATGCAATTTACCTAAATTATGATTATTGTTTTCAGAATGATGATGCTTATTTTTTTTATTGATATTATCAATAAATTTAATTAAATCTTCTTGTTCCCATAATCCATCGTTCGATACATCTTTTTTATGAATAGATTTAACGTGCTCTAAAATAGAAGGAATATCTTGTTCGCCTTTAGTATCAGCACAATAATTATTAATAGTTACTTCTATTGTTGGATGGTCTAAAAAAATTTCTGGCTTAGAGTTTTTTTTTACTTCTTCTTTATCTGAAGCTTTTTTAGTATTAACATAATCTAAATAACCACTACGTTGCTGCAT